CAAGTCAAAAACTAAAATTCCAAAAGTTTTACCAAAGCCAAGACCACCAAAAGTAGAAAAACCTAAGACTTCAAAAGTTGAAAAAAAGACTTTGCCTAAAGTTGTAAAGAAGAAAAGAAGTAACATTAAGGGTTCTTCCAGCTATGATGCACAATTTACTTACGATAAACTTAAAGAAAAAGGTGGTAAGAAATTTGCAAAAGCTAGAATGTCTAAAGAAAACTTTGCAAAAGTTAAGAAAATGTCTTCTGGTAAACTTGTTGGTGGACAAAAGAAGTTAGACGTAAATAATGACGGCAAAATCTCCGGTCAAGACTTTAAGATGTTAAGATCTTCTAAAGGAATGAAAGGTGGTGGAAAGGTCATTAAAATGCGAGGCGGAGGTGCTGCGACAAGAGGCATGAACTTCAATAGAGGATACTGATTGTCAAAGTTAATTTGTAATCTTCCTGCTGAAGATGTGTGGGTAAGAAAAGAGTATTTAAGAGATGGTCAAGATGGTCATGGTGAATTTGTTAAAGGAATTTGGATTTCTTGTAAGTCAATACCGGGTAGGGCTTTTTATTTTGAAACGTATTTACCGGAGTATGGTGCGTTATTTGATAAACTGCCCATCAGTGCATTTTGTTCCAAACCAAAAACACCAAAGCCAGACCTTGATTTATATAACCTTCAGTTTTGGAATTGTATGGACTACAATGTTACATGTATACAAAAGCAATTTATTGGTTCTATGACATACGAAGCGTACACAAGAGATGCCGGTAAAATAAAGGGAAGTTATATAGCGACTCTGGATAATTATCATGGTGATATAGATACAGTGGATTTTAGCACAAGTGAAACTCCACAAGAGCATAAATCTCATAATTTATTAGAGTTGGAAAATGGACAATATTGTTTATATCCCAATAATAGAATGAGAGTTTATGATAATAGCCTAACACCAGAAAACCCAAAGACCCCAGATTTTTTAGTTAGCACAAAATATTATCAAGTAGAAAATATTGGAAAGTTAGAAAGATTTGGCGACAGTAACGAATATTTTTATAAATCAAAGAAAGAAAAGTAATGGGATACTCAGCAGGAAAATACGCTTACGGAATATGTGATAAGACTGGTTTTAGGTATCCAATAAAAGAATTAGTATTTGAAATGAGAAATGGAGTTAGAACAGGATTAAAGGTGGGATATGATGTTGTTGATCCGGATCATCCTCAAAACTTTCTTGGTAAGTTCAAAGTGGATGATAGCCAATCTCTTTTAGACGCTAGGCCAGATAGAATAGAGCCTGCTACAGAAAGATTGTTAAATAAAGATTCATTGGCAACAGGAGCTTCTGGTGGTGGCACGACAGTTATAACAATTACAGAAGTTAATCATGGCAGAAGTACATCGGATACAATTAGATTAAGAAACGTAGTGGGTTTTGATGGAATATCTACTGCGGTATTCCAAAGTGCAAGTGGTTATGCTATAACTAAAGTTAATAATGATACTTACACAATAACAGTATCAGCAACAGCTACAGCAGGAAATCAATCTGGCGGTGGTCAGTTTGTTACAGTTGGTCCTGTTACATTGGAGGCTTGATTGAGTTTTACATTTGCACAATTAAAAACAGCTATACAGGATTACACTGATAATTCAGAAACTACATTTGTAAATCATTTATCTGATTTTATAAAAGCATCTGAAGAAAGAATATTTAAAAATGTAGATCTAGAGCTGTTTAGAAAAAACGCATCGTCTACTTTAAGTTCCGCTGATAAGTTCTTGTCAGTTCCCACAGACTATCTTTCTTCTTTTTCATTACAAATAACACAATCTGGTAGCGAAAGACATTTGTTGCAAAAAGATGTTAATTTTTTACAAGAGGCTTTTGTTGCTTCTGCATCTACAGGTGTTCCAAGATATTATGCAAGATTTGATGTAAATAACTTTATTGTAGCCCCAACGCCAAATAGCAACTATTCAGTTGAATTACACTACTATTATAGGCCTGCAAGCATAACAGCAGGAGCTGAAAGTGGAACTACATGGCTTAGTACAAATGCACCATTTGCATTACTTTACGGCTCTCTTGTTGAGAGTTATACTTTTATGAAGGGTGAACAAGACATGATACAACAGTACGAAAAAAGATTTATGGATCAGTTAGTAAGATTAAAAGATTTAGCAGAGGCAAGAGAGAATAGTGACGCATATTCAGATGGCTTGCCAAGAATGCAAAGGACATAGGAGTAAAATATGGCAACATCAAATGCAGCAACCAATTATTTAGAAAGAAGACTTTTACATTTTATATTTAAAAATAATTCTCTTTCTTTTGCCACACCGGGAGACAATATTTATGTAGGATTGGCAACTGCTGTATCCGCAGCAGAAACTGGATCTGTAACAGAAGCTAACTTTACAAACTACCAAAGGGTACGAGTTAAGCCAACTGCGGTAGGATCCGATGGTGGATGGACAATGATAGGATCTGATTCTACAGATACTCAAACAGCAACTAATCAAAATAATATAGAATTTGCAGCCTCTGGTGGGACAAATAATACAATCACACACGTAATAATCGCAGATGCAGCCACTAGTGGTAACATATTATTTGTAGGAGCATTAGATGTTCAAAAGGTAATTGAAACAGGTGATATATTTAGAATTAACGCAGGAAACCTTACAATAGAGTTGAAGTAATGGCATTAGTAATATCAGATAGAATTAAGGAAACTACAAATACAGTAGGTACACAGACTTATCAATTAGAGGGTGCGGTTACTGGTTTTGAAACTTTTGCTTCTAATCTATCTGATGGTGATACGACTTATTATGCAGTTACAGATAACACTAACTTTGAAGTTGGTTTAGGTACAATAAATGAAGGCACTTCTCAAACTATAAACTACACAGTTACAGTAGCTAATGTAGGTGGGATAAATGTCTTTGTTTTAAATGGTGTAAACAATCCAGTTATTACATTTGTTAAAGGCTTTACATATGTGTTTGATGTTAGTGATAATACAAATGGATCACATCCATTAAGATTTAGAACATCTGCTGATGCTTCTTATACAGATGGCGTTTCAGTAAGTGGCACACAAGGACAAGCGGGTTCTACAGTTACAATCGTTGTAGCAAGTGATGCACCATCTACATTAAAATATTATTGTACAGCTCATGGCAATGCTATGGGTAACACAATCAATGTTATCTCTGCCGTAGCCACATTAGCAAGAACAACCATCTTAGCCAGTTCAAATAGCAATAATGCAGTTAGTTTTGGAACTGGAGCTAAGACTATATTTTGTACATTGCCTGCTGGTAAAACTGTGTTTCTTGATGGTAGTGGCGATCTTACATTAGTTGGTGCAAATTATAATGCTCAATGGGATAAAACTAATAGCTTATTAGAATTTAAAGATAATGCAAAAGCAACATTTGGTGATGATAGTGATTTAAGAATATCACATGATGGAAGTAATTCTTTTATTACAGAAGCTGGAACAGGAAGTTTATTTATTGGTGGTAATGCTTTAGTTCAAATACATAAAGCTGGTTCTTCAGAAAAAATGATTGAAGCTAATGCTGATGGTAATGTTGAATTATATCACGACAATAGTTTAAAGTTTGAAACTACTTCAACTGGTGCAACTGTAACTGGTACACTTGTAGCAGATGGTGTAAATGTTGGAGATAATGAAACAATTACTGTTGGTAATGATGGTGATTTAGAATTATCTCATAATGGTAACAATTCTTTTGTAAGCGATACTGGAACTGGTAACCTTTATATACAAGGTACACAAAGTATATTTTTTAGAAATTATCCGGGAACTGAAACATTTGCAACAATGACAAATAATGGTGCAGTAGAACTTTATCACGACAATGTTAAAAAGATTGAAACCACATCTGACGGTGCAACAATTACTGGTAATGCAACAGTTACTGGTAATGCAACAATTACATCTACAGCAGATGGTGGTCCAGTATTAAATTTAATTTCTAATGACCCTTCAGATGTTGGTGATTTTGCCATAGAAGGAACTATTAATTATCTAGCAGAAAATAGTGCTAGTGAACAAACTACTTTTGCTCAAGTAAGGATGTTAACAGATGATGTTACAGA